GATGATTGCGTCCTCGCCCCCGTTCAAAACCCTGCCACCATTACCCGTTAAAGGAGGAAAAAATGACAAATGACAAAACACCCGTGTCATTAGATGAAGAAAATCCAGAAGATGTTTCTGACGAAGAACTATCTTCACCCCAAACAGAAGAGGAAACATCTTCTGAGAGTGCGAGCACCAGCTCCTCGGAAGAAAATCAAGTCTTTTATCACAAGACCATTGCTCGTCTGAAACGAGAGATGCTGCGCGCTCAAAAAGAAAATGCCACGCTGAAAGAAAAGCTGAAGCACAGTGAGACGGTCTCCACGCAAATGGGACAAAGCGCTTTGGAAAGTTTTAAGATCAATGCGTTGACGTTGATGGAAAAAGCCAAAACCTCTCTCAAACACGCCCATGAAGTTTCCGATGTTGAAGCAATTCTCACTGCCAATGAGGAACTCGCCAAAGCGGCTGCCCAGTGGCAATGGGCGCAAACCGTGCCTCTGCCCTCCCAACAGAACCCGGAAGAATCAAACGGTTCTGAATCTCAGGAAGACCCTGATCCTCATCCGGCTACTCAAGCCTGGGTTTTAAAAAATCCGTGGATTAATCAGGAATCTTCTTTGTTTCAGGGAGAAAAAGCTTCCGCGGTGATCTCTTATGCCACCGCTTTAGAACAGCAACTGATGGCTCAAGGTCGGGGACATGAAATTAACACACCGTCTTATTTTAAAGATCTGGATACTTTTGTTCGTTATTGGGATGGTCTGCAAGGAGGGCATAAAACCATGAAATCCGTCACCACAGTGGCCTCTACGAAAGGAACGCCCTCAGAGGGAGGACAAAAACACAAGGATGCCCTCACGGCAGATGAGAAAGAAATCTGCCGGACGATGGGTGTTTCAGAAGCGGGTTATTTGAAACAAAAGAAGGCGCTTGCTCTTGAACGCGCCGGTCAATCTTAACAAAGAAGGAACAAAACAATGGAACAAGAACATCTTGGTGGGGTTTCCACTTTACCAGCCCCTGTGACAGAGACCTCTTCTGTCCAGGAAAAGAAAGAAAAGAAATTCAGCAAGGGACGAGAATCCCGTTTGCGGGAAGACCAGATTCGGGCGTTTTTACAATCCACTTATCCGGACAAGCTGTATTTTCCCACAGAGGATATTCCCCGGGATATGGACTACCGATGGGTGAGAGAAGAATGTCGGGGAATGACGGATCTCTCGCGTATTTCCTATATGACCAAGAAAGGATGGACACCGGTTCCTTTTGCCCGTCATCCGACTTTTTTGGCGGACACGAGCTGGAATGCAGGCTCATCCAAGCCCGATGTCATTCGCATCGATGGCTTGATTTTATGTGAACGCCCCAAAGAATATGGCGAGATTGAACGCAAAGCTCAGGAAAGACAAAACAAGACGATGATGAGCAGCATTAAATGGGTAGACGGCATGGATAAGGAAAATCAGAAAGAATACATCAATCAAACAATCATCAGTCAGTCAGAGGACGATTGTTAATGACGAGCTATACCAACGCCTTGACGGGAGGGCTGATCCAGCCTTCCAACATGAGCTATGGGGCGTACAGTTTTGCAGAAGACCTTGTGCTGTCATGGCCGTCCAGTTTCTCCAATAATCCCAAAATCACCGCCAGCATTATGGATTTGACGGCAGAGGAAGACGGCTTGAGTGTTATTTTGCCAGATGCACGGTCTGTTTCTGTGGGACAGAATATTCTTCTGAATAATCGGGGAAAAAAAGCGTTTGTGGTGCAGGTCAGATATGCGGATGGTGCTTTAGGAAAGCTGTTGACACTTACCACAGGGCAATCCTTTTATATTTACCTGACCGATAACAGCAAACCGCAAGGAAGCTGGAATGTGATTCCGTTTGGGGCAGGGTCTGTGGTGGTGACGTCTGTGGGAGCAAAGTCAGAAGATGAGAAGGCTCTGACCATTGACGGCAGTCCTATTACAGGAGCGGGGACGTTTCTGTTCAAGCTTTCCGAAACCCTCAAAGCGTTCTCTGCCTTTACCAAAAAAGGACTGGCCGTTCTCACAGAAAAAGGCTGGGAAGGACGGAGTCTGCAAGCAGGGAAAAATATTGCTCTCAAAGACGGCGATGGCGCCAAAGGCGATCCGGTGATTGCCACGACCGAGGACGTGGCCTTTAAAAATGCAGGCATTGAGACCTTGACGCTTAAAAGTCTGGTGAGCGGAGTTCCTGAAGGTAAAAAACAGCCTGTGCCTGTGACGGCGCTTCAAACAAAAGGACAAACGGCATTTCTCACAGGATGGGATGAGAATTACGCCGTGAAGGAGGTGACCTATGGCGCCAAAGGAGTCGACAACTGGAAACTGCCCACGCAAACAAAAGAGCGCGGCGAGATTAGTCTGTATGGCCTTTCTGAGATTATCAATGCTCAAGCGCAAGGTTCTCTGGATATTTTATCGAAGATCACACCTCCAAAGAATGCTTGCATCATTGGCGGCACAACAAGTGAAGGAGGCTCTTTTTATGAAATGCTGTTAAAGGAATGGCAGATTCCTACGTTGCGTCCCAGCAATAATGGTCCTACAGGCGTTGACTTTTCAACGCTTTGGGACGCTCAAGCCAATGACAGTCTTTCAGGGACAAAGCTAAAGAAAAACTCTGTGCCTTTGCAAGTTTTGGAGAATCCTGGACAATGCGCGCCCTTTGCCATGGGATGGGTGGGAGCAAACGGCAAGCTCTACACAGGCTTTAATGTGAAACCCATAGAAAGATCAAAGACGGGACAATATTACATTACTTTTGAAACGCCCGCTTCTTCGGCTGTTTATGTCGTTCTCGTTACACCTTATCATGATCCCAAACAAATTGTTTATATAGAGCCTCAAATTGTCTCGGCCAGTTACTTTTCAGTGTTTTGCACAGGTCAAAAAGAAGATGAATTTGTGGACAACAGCTTCTGTTTTGGGGTGTGGGATTTGGGGCTTGCGAACAGCGTCTCTGTCTCTTGACTTGCGTTGATAACCGCGGGAAAATAAGAGCATCAGGAAGATGGCCTGATCAAAACATCGCCCCCCACTTCTCCTCAAGCGCAGGAGGGAACTCAAGGGCTGGGAAGTCTCCTCCCTGACAGGAGACACGTGAGTTGGCACGTCTCAACAACATCCCCACTCCGATCCTCAAGATCGGACTCAAGTGACCCTCCGTATTGTTGGTCAGATACGGTGAGGAGTTGGCCTCAAAAAAACAGTCCCGTCGCAACGATTTTGAAAATCCATGATTTTAAAATCGCCTAAATGTGTGCGTTTTGACAGTACGCGACAATGGAAGTGTCTTTATGTTCTCAGATGATTGAGTCGTGCTTCTGCGGGGCAGAACACGGATGATTTTAAACAGGAAAGGACTCGTTCCATGAGTTATGGACAAAACGCGCCCCAAGGGTTTCAGTCGCAGGGCACGCAAACCGCGGCCACCTTTACGGGTCAAACACAAATGTACGCGATTAAATCAGGATACGCCACCAGCATTTTTACCGGCGATCCTGTTGTGATGGATGCAGGATATTTAAAGCCTGTCACAGATGGCACGACCGTTAAACTTTTATCGGCGATGCCCCTCGGCATCTTTCAGGGATGTCAATGGAACAGCCCTGACACCAATATTCAAGGTCTTGCTAAATCGCCCTACTGGTCAGCGAATACCGTTGTTCAGCCTTTCGGGGGCATAGATTCAGCTTATGCCTGGGTGATCACCGATCCCAATGCTACCTGGAATATTCAGGTGTCAACGTCTGCGGGTGCGACAGCGGATACCGCCACCGTCAAGGCTGATCAGATAGGTCTTTATGCAACGTGGGGGATTAAGCAGACAGGCAATACACTTGTTCCTAAAAATCCTGGTGTCGGCAACACCGCCACAGGACAATCAGGGGTTTATCTGGATGCCAGCACCATTAACGCAAATCCCGTGGGACTTCCTCTGGTGATTTTAGGATTTACGCTGATACCCGGTAACAAACCCGGCATGCCTTTTTGTAACGTTATTGTGGGATGGAATCCCAAAATTGTGAAACCAAGTGCATAAACAAGACTCAAAGGATTTCGAAAAATGAGTAGGAGGACAAGTGGTGAGAGCAGCGGAACGTACATGAGGTACGTGAGCAGGTCGAATCCTGAAGTCCAACACCCTCATTTTTTGAAAGGCGAAGAGTATTCAAGGAGAATTGACACATGATTAACACCGGCGCCATTGCCAACCTGCTCAGACCGGGTTTAAGAGAAATCTTTGGGGAAAGCCCCTCTTACCCGACCCAATATACACAAGTTTATAAAACCTATCAGTCTCAAAAAGACTATGAGCAAGATCAGGAAATGAAAATGCTGGGTCTGGCGCAGATTCGGGCAGAAGGCGCGCCAACCGCTCTGGATACGATGGGACAGCGCTTTAAAACGCTTTACATCCATAAAACCATTTCCATCGGGTTTCAAATTACGGAAAACGCCATTGAGGATAACCAGTATAAAGATCAGTTCCCCTTGCAAGCCCGTTCTCTCAAAAGGTCGATGGAGCAAACCAAAGAAATTTTAGGCGCCAGTCTTCTGAATAACGGGTTTAATCCTTTATATCCTTTAGGAGACGGTCAGCCTCTTTTGAGTACAAAGCATCCCATTGACACCGGCGTTGTGGCCAATTGTCCGGCGATTCCGGCCGATTTGAATGAAGCGTCTTTAGAGCAAGCGATGATTGCCATCCAGCAATTCAGAGATCAGGCGGGGCTGATTCAGATGACCTCTGCCCGTAAACTTCTGATCCCCCCTCAGCTTCAGTTTGTGGCCGAGAGACTTCTCAAATCCACCTACAGCCCTGAAAACGCCAACAATGCGGTGAACGCTTTGGCGAACATGTCCATGATCCCTGACGGCTATACGGTCAACCAGTTTTTAACCAATCCCGATGGATGGTTTGTGCTGACGGATGCCACGAACGGATTCAAGCATTATCAGCGCAAGGCTTATGACACCGATACTTTTAAGGACTTTATGACCGATAACCTGATCGCCAAAGCCACAGAGCGGTATTCCTTCAACTGCTCCAATTTTAGAGCGATTTATGGTAGCGGCAATCTGAATTAGCAGGAGAGTGAAGAGATGGCTTCCAAAAGAACACCGACGACATTTTCCAATTTACTGGTCTCGGACAGACGCGATCCTGTCTCCAAAACTCTGACTCCCCATCCCAATGCCAGTCCGGCCGTGGTGGCAGAGATTCAGTCGGACAGAGGAGCCTTGCTAGTGTCACGACTGACGACAGACATGCTGACATCGTTAAAAGATACCCACCAGGCCGTGAACGGGATGATCGCCTATGATGTGACCAAGAAGAAATTTGTGTTTTTTCAAGATACAAAATGGCTCGGACTTGACGCAAAAGACGCCGTCAACTATGTCGAAGGACCGAATGGCGCAGAAGACGGCGATATAGCGGCGTTTGGCAATGGCGTGCAACCTCTGTCAAAACAAGCAAAGTCTCTCTCCGAGGATCCCGTTCCTGTGCCCGTTCATTATGTGAAAGGACCGCTGTCTTCCAAGCCTGGCAATTTGGCCGTTTTTAAAGGAGAGACCGGTTCTGAGGTCGCCGATAGCGGGCTGAATGTGCAAAAAGTCCTGATGCGTCTCAAACGAGAAGGGGCTTTAAAAGCAGACTCTGTGATTCAACTTCGAAACTTGGGTGAACTCCAGTTTACGGGCGGTCTAGGCGTAGTTCTGGTGGATGATCTCATTCCTGTGATGTATATGACCCGTGGCACAGGAGCAGACGCTCAAGTGTGCAGTGTCTTTGGGGGAGATTTGCCCTCTGATTCTTCCTCTCCTTCGGCTCTCGTGGAGATTAACTCCACAACGGGTACTTTGCTGGTCTCTCGCATGAATACGGCGCAAAGGCTGGCTTTGACCGATCCTCAAAACGGCATGATCGTTTATGACAACGATGAAGACGCTTTCTTCTTTTATCAAAACGAGGATTGGATACCTTTGGAAAGCGGGAGCGGTGGCAGTGGTGATGTGACCGGACCTGATCTTGCCGTGAAAGGCGAGATTCCTGTGTATGACAGCACCACAGGAAAGAAGATTGGAAACAGTGGTGTTGTCCTGGATCAAACGCAAAAGATGACGGGGATTAAAGGCCTGCGCATCAGCACGCCCAAGCCTTATGACAAGAATTACTCCTTGTGGGCAGATTCGGGTGTGGTGGCGTGGGATTATTTTACAACCTCTTCAGGACAATTTAAAACCGTGCTGGCACGAGACGAGGAAATTCATGATGAGGTAGACTCTTTGTGGAATGCCTTGTCCTTTGTGCAATATACCCATCATCATGATGCCAAAAAACATAAACGTTTAGGGCTCATTGCCGAAGAAGTGGCGGAGGTCATGCCCCATTGGGTGCAAGAACACGATGAAGGGAAAGTACTTAACAAAAGTGCGCTATTGGATAGTGCCTGTGTGATGATTCAAAAGCTCCTGAAAGAGAACAAAGCGCTTCACAAAGCTTTCACGCATCACACAAAGAAACTATCCTCTCAAGCCCGTAGACTGGATCATTTTATCAAAGTCTTTAATCAAAGAGCCCGTAAACAGGGAGCGCCGGCCATTGAGTTTGAGGAGGCAGACGATGAGTAAACCTCTGACCTGGCTCTGGCTTCCCCAAAACAAGGAAGCTTTTTGCAAAGCACAGGATTTAGCAGAAGCCGGCACACTGGTCTTCAACGGGACAAACCCTCCATCGGCTTTGGCAGGAGTGCTTCGAACGATCAGCCTCACTTCGGATCAGGATTTATCAGCAGTGAAGATCACTTGTACCGGAATGATGAATGGGCAAATGGTGTCAGAAACGCTGAACGGTCCCAACGGAGAAACCATAGAAACAAAGCAGATTTTTGATACGCTCACGTCTGTGGGTGTATCAGACAAGGTTAAAAATCTGTCTGTGGGCACCGGCACCACAGGACAAACCTCCTGGGTTTTGTTTGATTATCAACGAACCTTTCCGTCTCTTTCAGCGCAAGTGGTGATATTGGACGGAACAGCCAAGTATTCTTTGATGGGAACATTGTCCAATCCTGCACAGACGGCGGATATGACCCAATGTCTCTTTGTGATCGCCAACGACATGAAAGAAAAAGAAGAGAGCGCTCTCGTGCCGGTGATGCCCTTTCCTGTGCGTTATGTGTGCGTCCAGATTCTAGAGGGAGAAGCCACAACTTCCCTTGAAATCACCTTCTTGCAACAAGGAGTGGTATGATATGGCCACCTCTGGTTCCTATGCCTTTGGGCAAGCGCCGCTGTCTCTTTTTGTAAGAAGCCTATGAACGATTGGGGATTCTGGGCGATAATCTGACCGCCCAGCAGGTTCAGGCCGCCCAACGAAGCCTCAATTTTTTGCTCACTTCCTGGATGAATGACGGGCTGAATCTGTGGACCGTGGAGCAGAGATTGCTGGGATTGATTCCCGGTCAAAATACTTACGCTCTCCCTGAAACCGTCTGCGATATTCTGGAGATGAACAGTCGTCAAAGCATGCGCCTGATGGGGGGAAAAGCGGAAAGCTCTTCAGGCAATGCCAAAAACGCTTTTGACGACAATCCCCGCACGGCGTGTCAGCAAGAGGCTGCTGATGGCTGGATTGGCATGGCGTGGCCATCTTTTATGCCGTTGGTGCAAATGGTGGGGATTGTCTCTCAATCTTCTAAAATTTATACCCTCTCGTGTCAGGTCAGGCAGGGGGAAGAGTGGAAAACCCTTCTCCATATTCCGTCCCAACTTTATGAAGCGGGGATTTTGCTGTGGTTTGTGATTCCCGCCCCTCAAAGAGGAAACGCGTTCAGAATTATCGAGACCGGCGGGTCTGTTCTGGATATTCAGGAACTGTATTTTTCCTGTGCGGTGCAGGATACCATGATGACCGCCATTTCAAGATCTGAATGGATGTCCATGCCCAACAAGAATCAACCTGGTCAGCCCACATCCTTTTATTGGGACAGAACCATTCATCCCACGTTGTCCGTGTGGCCGACCCCCACACCTTTTTATCGCACCCTCTTTTTTACCTGTACCCGTATGATGGAAGATGGGGGCGATCTTGCCAATCAGATTCAAGTCCCCTCCCGATTTTATGATCCTCTGGTGGCAGGGCTCGCGTCTCGATTGGCGGTTAAATATTCCCCTCAAAAAGCCTCTTTGCTGGAAGAACAGTATCAAAGTCTTTATACGCGGGCGCAAGAGCAGGATACAGAAACCACGCCTTTGCGATTAGGCGTGACCTGGCAAGGGGGGTACACATGGTAAATCGCACGGGCAAGTATGTTGTGGTTAAACCCCATAGTCGGCAAGCCTTCGGGATTTGTGACCGCACAGGGTATTTGTTTGACCGCAAGGATTTGGTCAAGCAAATGATGTGGGCGGGCGACAAACTGGTCTGGACAAAGCTGTGGGTGGGCAAGCCTTTTATAGATATTCCCAATCCCCAGAGCTGTTCGTCTATTCTGGGTCCTGATCCTGTCGCTATCCCTTTTCCCAGACCCCCTCTGGTGACCCAAACATTCTGGGAGAGGATTGACGATGGTGCGTGGGAGTTTCAGGGGTTTCCGTGGGAGGAGAAAAAGACAAGTCCAACAGCAGAAATTGGTGAGACCCTCAGTGGATGGGGAGCTCCTGCCGATGCTCAGGAAGCGCTGCCCGGCAAAGCACGTCAAGCCTTGCTGGAACAAGCTTCTTTTGGACGTTTGGAGGGAGACGCATGACCTGCCTGACGGGACAACCCCCTTATACGACGTATGGAGATTTGCTCACCACCACCAACAACGGACAAGGATTCCCCGAAGAAACTCTGGTGCCGGTTCAGGATGGCATGGGCAATAACAGTCCCATGCTGATGTCCCAAAATGCTGTGCAGTTCACAAAAGTCATGGCGGTGCCTTGCTGGACAACAGAACAAAGACCCCAAAATCCCATGATGGGAACATTGGGATTTAATACGCAGAAGAACGTTCTTGAAGTCTGGAATGGTGAACAATGGAGCGGTGATGCATGAGTGATAAAATTATTCGATTCCCCAAGAAAAAAAGAATTATTCTGAATCAGGAAATGACAGACAAAATCAGTCAAAGTTTGGCGCATATCATCGCCTCCACAGAGACTGTGGGCGGATTGCTTCTTCTTCTCAAGCACAATGGCGAAGTCTGGTTATCTGTGGATGGCGACCTCAGCACAGCGGATATCTCTCATATGGGATGTATTGCGATACATGATGCTTATCAAACTGAAATGGACGAAAGAGAGGATTTTTAAATGCCGGCCATGACCTGGCTCTCTTTGGTGGGAACGCCGGAATTTCCCGGACAAATTATGCGCTATCTCAACAATGAGAATCTGTCGTTGTACGACAGTCTTCCCGATTTTATCTATCAGGCCGAGCAAAGAATTTGCCGAGAATCCAAGAATATCGGGTTGGAGATGTATGTGCGGGGGCAGTTGACGCCAGAGGTAGAAACTTTAGCCAAACCTGCCAGATGGCGTCGAAGTCTGACGTTGGGGGTTTGGGAACAGAACGGCACCTATCATCAGCTGTTTGTGAGGAATTATGAGTTTTTACGCGCGTATACCTCGGCTCAGAAAGTGCCAGGATTGCCTAAGTATTATGGGGATTATGGCTACGAGGCGATGTTGATCTCGCCCACCCCCGATCAAGCCTACCGGTTTGAGTATGGCTATCTTCAGCTTCCCACACCTCTCAGTCCTGAAAATCAAACCAACTGGCTCACGGATTATGCCCCTGATGTGTTGCTCTATGGCATTTTGCTGGAAGCCGTGCCCTTTCTTAAAAATGATGAGCGGATTCCTGTGTGGGAGTCTGCGTATGGGCGAGGGCTGGCCAGTTTGAATCAACAAGACGATGCGCGGCAAGATGACCGAGCCTCCAACGATGAGGCGGACTAATTATGCCTTCCAGAATTTATCCCCTGAGTTTCTTGCCCGGCATTAAAAAAGACGGCACGTCTTTTGCCTCCCGTCATTATCTGGACGGCTTGTGGTGCCGGTTTCAACGAGGACTTCCGAGGAAAATGGGCGGGTATCAAGAGATTATCTCCGTGCCGGAACGTCCTCGGGGAATGTTGATTGTGCCAGACGGGAACGATTTTCGCGTGATTGTGGGGCATCGGAGAGGAATAGGTCACTTTTTGATGAATGAAGAAGGTACGGCTTTAGGAGGAATAATTGATAGAACTCCAGACGGATTTGTCGCCAGTGATCAAAATACATGGCAGTTTCAGACGTTGTATACGCCTGCCACAAACACAGGGTGGCTGATCGCCCATGCCACGCCTAGTCTGGATAATATCGCCTCTCCTGTGGAAACACCCGTCTATGCGGGGAATTTGTATGAGGATACGCCTCTTGAACCGTTAAAATTGGAAGATGGAACGCCTTTACTGGCTTCAGGGGGGATTGTGGTGTTATCGCCGTACCTTCTGGTCTTCAGCAATGGCGGGTTTATCCGTTGGTCAAAAGCGGGTGATTCCTTCACGTTTCCGTTGCAAAACTTTGCCGTGGTCTGCTCGCGAAAGATTGTGCGCGGGATGCCTGCCCGAGGCGGGAATGGGTCTCCCGCAGGATTGTTGTGGTCTTTGGATTCTCTTTTAAGGGTGACGTTTCATCCTGACAGTGACGGCACGCCCAACTTCAGGTTCGATACCTTGACCAGTGAAAGCTCGATTTTGTCGGCCAATAGTGTGGTGGAGTATGACGGGCTTTATTTCTGGGCAGGGGTGGACAGGTTTTTGTTTTACAACGGCGTGGTGCAGGAAGTGCCGAATATCCTGAATCTCGACTGGTTCTATGTGAACACGCCCACAAGTGGCGTCAATTATGATCAACGACAGAAAGTCTGGGCGACCAAGATTCCTCAATATGGCGAGATTTGGTGGTTTTATCCCTCGGGAACAGCGGAGGAGTGCGATCGAGCGGTTATTTTTAATGTGCGGGAAAAGTGTTGGTATTCCACAGATATTGAAGTGGATGACGGCTTGGAGCCTGTGAGAGGCAGAGGATGCGGGTATTTTGAGCAAGTGTTTGCCGATCCTGTTTGGGCATCCAGTCATGCAGAAGATGGAGCTTATACGATCTGGAAACAGGAAACAGGAATCGATAAAGTTTGGACAGATGGCACCGTTGAAGCGATCCCCTCTTATGTGAGAACGGGGGATTTGTCGTGGTGCGGCATCGGCCCTGAAGGCAATTGGACGGGCGTGGATCGAAAGGTCTCTTTGGAAAGAATCGAGCCTGATTTTAAGATGACGGGAAGTTTGCGCGTGAGTGCCTATAGCCGGGAATATGCCCAAGCCCCTCTCAAAAAGACATTTTTGAGTTTCTTCAAGAATGACACCCAGAAAATTGATACACGGATTCAGGCACGGGAAATGAGTTTGCTGTTTGGAAGTTTGGAGGCAGGCACCTCCTGGGAAATGGGGCAAGTATTGCTGACATTAGCCGTAGGAGATGGACGGGCATGATCTGGTTTAAGGACATCTCGTTAAGATTGTGGGCGGATACGCTCGTGAGAGATTTTACGCGCGACAATGTGCCGATTCTTGAAGATGAGAACCATTGGCAAGAATGGGGAAATCGGCTTGTTCAGGAACCTTCTTTTGCCCAAGCAGGCTGTCCCCAGACCAACGGATTTGAGAGAGCCGAAGACTGGGCGCAAGCGGTGTGTGGGGCGATGGCAGATTCTTTCTGACATGTTAAAATAGAAAAAAGAGAAGGAAAATTAATGTTTAACGAAAAACCAATTGATGTCAATACGCGAGAGTTTGAGGAAAAACTGCTCATATGGTTAAAAGAAGCAGAAGTGCAAGACCCTCATTGGCAAGACATTGTCAAAACTCATTTTGAAGAAGGATTATGGCCTTCAGGCGTGCTTTACATGGAAAGTATCACTATAAAAAAATAGCAAATAAGAACAATGAATAGGTAAACAATGACCGGTTTTTATGGACAGCCGCCTTTAGGACAGTCTCCTCTGATGATGGGAGCCAATGAGGGACTATACGCACAAAACGCCTATGGTCAGGGTTTGCCGGCTATGCTTCCTGCGAAAGGATTGGCACAAGCTTTGCAAACTACCTCTTATTCCCCTCAAGGTTTTATGAATTCTTCTGATCCTTCAACATCCTCTCTGCAATTCAAGCCGCAATATCCTGTTACAGGGGGGCTGTCTATGTACGCACGAGGGGGACGAGTTCAAAGAGAGCCCTCACAGACTGAAAAACCTTTATGGGGACTGGCGGAAGCTCTGCGGGGACAGGGTCGTCACGGGGATACGATTCTCGCCCATATCAGTCCTGAAGAAGCCGAGATGCTCAAAGAGATGGGTGGAAGCGGAACGATCAATCCCGAAACAGGATTACCGGAGTATGTACGTATTGGTGGATTTAGTCTTGGAGATCTGAATCCATTTAGAAAAAAAACGCCTGTGGGAAAATTTGTTCGTCAACATCTTGGACCTGTGATCGGTACTGTTTTGGGAAATATGATTCTGCCTGGGGTTGGTGGCGCGATTGGAGGAGGTATTGGCGGGAGTTTTGGACATCCAAATAATCGTATGGGACCTGTCAAAGGAGCCATGATGAGTCAGATGTATTCCGCAGGGCTCAATGCTTTAGGGTCAGGAGCCAATGCTCTGGGAATGTCAGGGATTGGAGGAAGTTTGCAATCTTTAGGAGGACCCAATTATCTCTCTTCTTTGATGAATAGCGTTTCACCCAGTATAGCTTCTCATCTGGGTCCCCAGGCACAACTCCCGGGATTTATGCAAGGGATTGGAAGCTTTTTTGGCGGAGGGGGTGGGAGTGGCGGAAGTGCTGCGGCTTCTACGCCTTTTTCCATGAATCCGGTTTCTCAACTGGCATCAACACTGGCAGGCAAAGGCGCAAGCTCCGCCGCAGGGGGAGGTTTAGGAAGTTTCTTGGGCGGAAACATGCTGAATAATGCGTTGCTCGCAACCGCCATTGGGGGAACGCTTTTAAGACGAGAAAAACCACAAGGACCACAATCTATTGGGGACGCGATGACACAAGCAGAAAAACATCGGTGGCGCCCTGATCAATACCCCGATAAAAATCCCGCCAAAGCCATCAACCGAAAATATAAGGGATACTCGCCCAATTATCGTCCAGGGTTTGATCCGGAAGAAGAAGCTTTTGAGGAAGACAGCCCCTGGCAATATCCTCAAAAGTTTTCTGAAGGGGGATTTTTAGAGGGAGAGTCTCCCGGACAACAGGACAATGTGCCGGCTCTTTTGTCAGAAGGTGAGTTTGTGATTCCTGCGGATGTGGTGTCTGATCTTGGGGATGGGAATTCCAAAGCCGGGGCCAAACGTCTGAATCAACTTATTTCAGAAATCAGGCATCATAAAAACACAGATCAACATCCTCCCAAAGCCAAAGGCTTGGGGGCTTATTTGAACGCATAGGAGAAGATAAAATGCCCGCAGTCGGAATTAACCTCAATAAAAGCGACATGCCCCCCTGGCTGGAAAACCTCTATCGAGAGCTTTCCCGCATGGCATCCAATCAGTCCATGACTCCTTATATGCCTTATCAGGGATCAAGACTGGAGGATTTTAATAAGGACACGCAACAATCCTTTGCGTTGGGGCGTAACTATGGATTGCATTATACGCCCTTGAATCGTGCGGAAGGTCAGATCAATCAAGGGGTGCAGGATTTTCCCAGTCTTTATCAAAAGTACATGAATCCTTATACTCAGCAAGTTGTGCAAGGCATCGGAGACGCGGGCAACAAAAACTTTATGGAGAATATCCTGCCTGCCATTGAGTCCCAGTTTGTGAGTAAGGGACAAGCCTTCTCAGGGCATCATCAGCAACTGGCCAACAAGGCAGGACTGGATGCCCAGCAACAGATCACACGGCAACAAAATGAGGCTCTGGCACGAGGCTATGAACACGGCGCTCAAACGTTTGGTCAAGATCAAAGCCGTCATCTGCTGGGGGCGGAAGCGTATGGCAATCTGGCGCGGGGGCGACAAGCGGGTAATCTGACGGATATTGCCACCTTGCAGGAACAGGGCAGGATGCAGCAAGTTCTGGCACAGCAGGGAAAAGATATGGCTTATGGAGATTTTCTCAGAAAGCAGAATCATCCCCAACAGCAGATTGCCAACTATAGCGCCACGCTTCATGGCATCCCCGCACCGGTGACCACGACAAGCTATATACAGCAGCCCGGAACGGCTCAAGTGAATATGGCAGGAAACCTTGCTTCTCTGGCAGGACAGCTCTATGGCATGAACAAGATGGCAGGATATAAAAAAGGCGGACGGGTTCAAAGCGGTTTGGGTTCTTTGCCCCGTCTTGCCAAGATGCCTCAGTTGCCCTCCCTCAAACGGAAGAAATCCAAAGGCGTGAGTGCGTTAAGCCGAGGAAGGTGGTGATGAATCCGCTTGTGATGATGCAGTTGATGGCTCAAATGCAACAGGGAGGGACACAGCCGGCTCAGGGAATGGGTCTGCCGTCTGTGATGCCACAAGGTCAGCAACAAAGTATGCCACTTTCTCAGAATCAGACGCAGCCTTCTTTTGAGCAGATGATGTCAGGATACGGAAATACTGACCCCATGAGTCAGTTGATGATGATGCAGCCTCAATCCAGTTCTATTCTGGATGAAGGGGCGCTCTCCGCTATTAAATCCGCCAAAACCGCTCTCAAGATGGATGACGAAGAAAAAACAAGGCTTTCGGCATGGGACTGGTGAAACTCTTTGCCGGCATGGCGAAACCGGGATATGGAGACGGACTGAATGGGGCGTTGAGTGCGCTCACGCAGAATATGCCCTCGGCGGTGGATGCCTATACAGGAGAAGAAGGGCGCGTTCAGAATATCAATGCCGCGCTCTTGAATCATGTGTCCCAGATGCGCGCTAAACAGCAGGAAGCCTGGATGAATGCGGTGGATAAGGCTCGAGAACGAGAATACAAAGACAAGACACTCACTGAAACCGAACGTCACAATAAAAAGATGGAAGAGAATACAAAATCTTCTCATGATGAAACAAGTCGTTATCATAATTTATGGCTGTCCGATAGACAAGAGCAAGCTGAAAACAAGATGATGGAGAAAAAAATCCAACGTCTGGAGAATCGACTCAAGGACAAAAAATATGACGCGGCTGAATCCGAGCTGAATGCCTTGATGGACGCCGAGGAATTGCTTAAAAAAGGCGATCCCTTGAGAGGAAAGATGTGGTCTTTTATCGAAGATAAACTCTGGAAGAAGCCTGAACTTTTAAAAGGGGCGGATGAATCAAAATTTGAAGTCTCCCAATCGGATATGAAAGGCCACGCCTTTAAGCGGTTTGGATATAGACATGTAGCCGAATTTAAGGGTCTTAAAGAAGTCGACCCTCTCAAGGGTCGCAAGGCCAATTTAGGGATTGTGGAAACCCGTAAAAAGCAGCTTTTGCCCATTATCAAACAAAAGATGGCTCTTGAAGCTCAAAAAGAAGCCCTGGAGACGGGTGAGGACTGGAGACCTATTTTAACTCAAAACTGGGACACGTTTTTACGGAGTCTGGAATCCCCTCCAGAAAAGTCTGACGCTCCAAAGGGTAAGGGTCATCCGACTCCGCCCACTCAAAAGTCTGTTTCCATGAAAGATAAGGATGGCCATCCTCTGGTTGTTCCTTCGGAAGATGTGGATGAGGTGTTGGCGTTAGGAGGTTCTTATGCCCGCTGATCCTTTTGCGCGGTGGCGGACTTCTTCAACAGCCGATCCTTTTGTGCGGTGGCGCCCTCGCGCGTCTTCTCAAGAACAGCCTGAACATAGTCCTTCCTCTTCAGAAGAGACAGACCCTGAAGAGCGTTCGTATAGCTTGCTGGATCGACTTGACCAGTTTTTAGGGGGGATCAAATCCAATGCCGAGCATATGGGTTCTTCTTTTGCCATGGCCGATCCTCTGGCGCATCTGGGAATGCTGGGAACCCAAAGAGGGCAAAAAGCGTATTTGCAAGATAAACAGAATTTAAAAGACTATCAACAAGACGTTCACGCACGGGAAGCGAAAACTTTAGAAAATATGGATAGCACGGGACGTATTCTTCATCATACAGGAGAGTTTATTGACCCCTCGATTGTCCTTCCTTCTTTTGGAACGCCTTTAAAAATAGGGACAACTCTCTCCAAAGCCCCCAGAATTGCAAAGGCTTTGGATGTGGGTAAAAAAGCTCTTTCCCCAGTGGTGACAGATTTAGGGATGGGAGCGACTTCCGGTGTTTTACAAGAAGGAGGGATGCACCCTATTTTGTCCGATCTGATCGCGACTTTTGCGCCTCATTACGCGTATAAAGGCGGAAAGTGGATGTTTTCCCCCTCCTATCGACAAGAAGTCTCCCGTTCCAAGGCCGAGAAAGAAGTGGGCGGACTGATGAGGGAAACTCTTGATGTTCCTGACGCCTCGGCTCCCGGGAAGTATCCCACAGATCATCCCCTCTACAAGGATTATCAACGCGCAGGGCAGGAGATCAATGTGGATCGTCAGACCCAAGACCTGAAACGTCATCAAAAACTCCCCGAACAGTTTGAAGAAAAAATGGCGGAGGAGGTGGCAGAACACGCGCAGCCGTTTCAGGATCATCAGCATCCCGATGATGCGTTCACGACGATCATGCGTCAGGATGTGGAAGAATCACAAGTGCCTTTGAATGATCAAACCGCCCCTTCTGACGCAGGACAAGCGATGCGTCAGTATCTTTTGGGTAAACTGAAAAATCTTTACCGCAAACGTTCTCAAGAAACCGGCCCCTTGTATCAAGAACTCATGGGCATCGAGGAAGGATTAGAGCCTGCTCATGCCCGAGAAGTGATCGCCCATAAGCTGGATACCGCCAAAGGAGACGTGAGAAGTCATCTTGACAGAGTGGAAAAAGAACTTCAGCCTAATGACCCCACACCTCTTGGACAAAAAACTTTAACCCCTGAACAACAAGAAGAACTTTCTGCGCTCAAAGCATATTTAGCTCAATTCGAAAATCATCGTGATTATACTCCTCAGAATCCCAGCCCTGCGATTGTCAATATTCGCAAGAGGATTCATGATTTGGAAGGAGTGCCTTCTTCGCCTCGACAGCCTGTTCCCGCAGAGATTGACAATACCCTGAAATGGTTAGGCGATGAGATCGCCTCTGCTCGCAAGCAAGGCAAAGACGGATTGGCACGGGAACTCACAGACGTGAAACGCGCCATTGAAGAGGATTTATCCTCCCTTCCTCAAGGGACAGAGTATCGCCAGCAATACAATGAACTCTCAAAACCTATTAATGCTCTTGAAGAGCATGGAACGTTGGGAAAAATTGTGGGGGAGAAGAAAAACACCTATAGTCAGCAATACACGCTGTCCGATGGGGAGATTCCCTCTAAAGTCATCGGCACGTCTTTAAAATCTGCGGATGATGCGAAAGCCCTCCTCACTCATCTCAAAGGGAAAAAAGGTCAAGAAGTTCTCTCTCATCTCAGGGGAGCCATTCATCACGCTGTTCTGAACGGAATTACGGGGGCTGATGGAAAAATATCCCGTGCGAAAATTGCATCGTGGCAGAAGAATCATCCTGGAGCGTTTGTCCTTTATCCCGAACTAAAGCACCATCTTGAGGATATCTCCCATGCCCAACACATGCTGGACTTGGGGATTCCCCTAACCTCCAAACAAGATGCCCACACGCTTTTACATCATCTTCGTCAACATAAAGGTCAACACACTCAAGAGGTTTTGCAGGGAATCATCAACAAAAAGATTGTGGAGGCGATTACTGCCAACGATAAAATCTCCCACACGGCCATTGAGAGATGGAAAAAGAGTCATCCCGGGGCATTTGTTCTTTATCCCGATCTTGAAAAACGACTGAATCATCTGTATACAGCCCAAAAGTTTTTTGACATGGGATTGCCCCTCACATCAAGAAAGCAGGCTCAAGAGCTCATGGGACATTTAAAAAGCCCAGAGCGACACGCCCATCGCAAGATAATTGAGGGCGTGATTCATAAAAATGTTCTGGACTTTATCACGGACGATGGCGGTAAAGTTTCTCTGGATAAACTCAACAAATGGACAAAAAATAACCCCGGTGCCTTCGTGCTGTATCCTCAGCTGGAAACCAAACTTAAAAATCTGGCCAATGCCCAACATTTTACAGATACGCTCTTGACCAAAATGCGGGATCGCTCCCTGTTGGAAGTCCATCAGTCTCTGGGACTCAAATTAGGCAAAAAAGCCCTTCGCAAAATTCTGCCTCTGGGAATAGGAGACTGGTTGGTTGACATTGGCACTCAAACCCTCGGTGCCACCAAAAATGCTCTTCGAGAAGAGGTCATGGAAAAAGCTCTCTCTGATCCCGAAATGGCGACCCTTCTCATGACGCCCCTCAAAGATCTCTCAAAGAATCTCGCTTCTTTAACTCGGAAAATGAAAGCAGGATGGAGGATCATCAATCGGACAGGGAGAGAGTCAAAGCATCCCTAGTTTTACAAGGAAGAAGAAGGTTTATTTTTCTATGAAAGCGGCTCACTCTTTTGTTAAGCTGTAAAGCCCATCTCCGTGGCGTTGGATCAGGCGTTTGGTCAGCAGTTGTTTGACGACATCCTTTGATTGCTTATGAGTCATCTCGCACGCTTTTTTAATATCGCCTACACTGACTTTGTCGACTGTGGTGAGGTAGACATAGGCTTTAATCTCCTCTGGGCAAGTTAAGCATGAAGGAATCGCCAGCGGTTCTGGCTTCTGCCAGACGGGCAGATCGGCAACACACCGAGGTTCCCGAAAACTGTTGATCGACGAGACGTGCCGTCCGTAAATTGTTAGCGCCGGAG